CCCTATGTAAACTACAATTCGGTTCGCGAGAACTGGGCTGTAGGTACCCACCGCTTCCTTATTTTGAGAAGCGGACGAAGCCTAACTCCGGCTTCCCAAGGATCCAATGGAGACGGATCCTCGGTAAAATACTGGAGAAGGGACGTGTCGTCATCCTGTTTCACTGTCTTGGTCTTCGTCGATAAGACGGGGACCCGACATTCCTCCCTCTGTAACTCCTCACCCCACCGGACTGGAAACCCGATGGAAGGAGCGCAGAACGAGTCGAAACCGAATGCTCCTGAACCCACACAACGGTAAGGAAATCTCAATTTCCTAGCCACCGTGGACTCGATGTACGCCGAAGCGTACACGAAGAACTTTTTGTAAAAGTTGTTCGCAACCTCTATGCTCGAGGCTATCGATTCAGGACTCTTGTCAGTGGGACCATGCCAATAAGCTGGGGTTACATCATGACCCCGGAAGGCATCAACGCCGCAGGATTCCCGAAAAGGACCTGCAAGATATGACTTATCTGCGTTGACCTTGAAGTAAAGACTTTCAAGGAATTCCATGACAAGCCGCGATTTTTCTGAGGGGACGATTATGTCATCCCCAAAGACGGACACCTTTCCAGCAAGCTTTAGTATATTTTCGCGAGTTACCTCGCCCTCAATACAGCATGAAAGTGCTATAGAGAGGAACACTAAGCTTTGCACTGGAAAGGTCGTAGCGTTACCCATCGTGCTGTATTTACGCAGCTTGATCAGCTCCTGATTAGGAAGCTGACATAGATGGGTCCTGGTTGCAGCGAGTGCCCTCAATAGTGACAAGTTGTCCCTAAAAAGATTACCCACTACTACGGTACTCACGCGATCACTAGCAGCCGATAAATCAATGGTTGCTAGAGAATCGTCCATGGATCCCCGTATTGCTGCGTCACGGTTGGGTTGTTGGTCACGAAATGTGATAAACTTCCCAATCCAAGATTTGGCAACACGGTCATACATGAAATGCCTAATATTCTGTTGGCAAAACATGTGTTCACTAGGTTCGCTGGCAATTAGCCGCGGCTTAGTGAGGGTCTTCTGGACTGCGATAAGTCGGGAATAAGGCTCATTCGAGCTCCGATTACCGCGACGTAAGTAACGTACCCAACTTAAGTAGTCGTGATGAGCGACATCTGAAGAAGGGTATACCTGTTCCAAACGATCCGACCAATTCTCAAACCGATATCGGTTCTCGGATTGGCTTACGTCAGAAACGCTACCTGGTCCATGCTTAAAGTTCCACTCTAGGGGATTATATACCCCTAGGGTAGTGCTAACGATATGACTTACTAAGTCAAGTCGTCTGAGCATGTCGAGCCCGCGCAGGTTTCCAAACCTGCTGCACACCGACTCTCGAAGTTCGTCCGAGGGCACAAACCCACGGTGTTCTTCGATGAGACCCTCGTCAGAGGGTTCCTCCCACGAATGGGTAGGAATCGGTAACTCAACGTCCACTTCCACAAATGACCGGATTTCCCGGTCCGTTGCGTGTTGAGGACACTCGATTTCAGCTTTCTTAGCGCCGTATAACAGTTGGCGCAAAACAAGAATAGCTTGTACATCGGCATGCTCCTTTAAGCTTCCATTTCTGTCAAAGATCAGTAAATAAAGTCCCCTGTACAACACAGGGATCTTTACACTCCTGGAAATCGGTTTAGATACCGGTAAACCAGAAGCGGAGTACTGACCTAGGGCGAGACACCGATCAAGGTGCTTACCCAGATTAGGCAGATCTGTCATGAAAAATGACAGACCCCTGCTATCTGACAGAAGGGTGAGGCGAGCGAGATCTCTCTCAAACTCCGCCTTCAACGCGGGGTACACATACGCTGCATCTTTGAGCAGCTCAGTGTAAAGTTTTCTCAGCTCAACTACGTACCTTTTCATCTAGAGCCTTTCAGCATCTGGATGTACGGAGGTTCGTAGGCTCGTTGTCTCATGCACCCACCACTGGATTTGTAACCCAGTGCACCGGTGAATGCAATCCAACAATAGACCGACCGCACACGACCCGTCTAGGGTCGTGTCTATAACCGTTCGCAACTCCCCCTTTATCAGGAGTTAGCCTCAAATCTGAGGCAAGCCACTTAGGCTACAGCTTCGGTTGTAAACCCCGGCGAAAGACCGTTGCTCATATTAGAGCAGGTTCACAACGTCAAACGGTCGGCTACCAGTAGGAGATTTAACTCTCCCACTGCAACAGGGATGTGATGTTCGCGTTGACGCTGGCGATGAGCCAGTCAGCCATAGCATCCACCAGCTTGACATCCGTATCGTTAGGAGTTTGCTCCACAACGATATAGACTTTCCGGAAGGTCTGAGCTACCGTATCGGTAGCAAAGACCAACTGGGTCAGCTCGACATTGTGCCGATCGGGGGGCAAATCGCACCCATCGACCGGTTTCTTCAATGCCGAATGACGGACTTTAACCGTCACCTGTTGTGTTGAATCCCGGAACCGATACTCACTCGAGTACTGGTCCTGGTTGATTTTGACGCACGTGATGTCTCCATCAGCGTGCGGAATGACAAACGAGTCTCCAAACATGTTGGCTCCTACTAGAAACGTGGGTTTATATTACCTGCAAACTGGGCCGCTAAAGCCCCTAGTATGCCGGCTTGTCCGCTCGATAGAGCGGGTTGAGAAGGAGTGTAATCGTAGCTAATGTCCGCCCCTGCTAAAGGGAATCTTTCCTTCGTAACTCTCTGATGAAAGTTACGGCCGACTTCCCGGATGCCTTCTGGTATCTGAGTACAGTGCCAGTAGACATCTACGGTACATGTTCGGCAATAGCAGACGCTTTCGCATCGAAGGCCTAGACTGTTACCGCCTATCAGCTGCAATTGCTGCTGAACACGGGCAATCCAGTCCACCAACCAGCTCCATGGAAGGAGCTCCCACCAGGCCGCGAGTAGCCCACTAGGGTTTAAACCTAGTGTCTGGCGCATCGCCTTGTTAATAAGCTGTGAAGGCTTATCAAACTTGTAATCCCATGGAAAAATAGGGACCCACCTGGACGTAACCCAATCTTGCATCCGGATAATCCGGACACGGTTGTGATACGTGTACAAGCCTGCAGAATGGGTATGAATGTTCCCATCCTCGCAGACTATCCTGGGCGAACTAAGACGGATGCTACGTTTGATTGAACCACCTCTAGCTAGCTGTAACAGCCCCTCCAAATTCTTAAAGAATTCTTCAAGGAGTCCAAGCATAGCTAAGAGGTCCCGAGTAGTCGGGGATAACCCAAACTTCGCCCATAGAAAGGACGAACCTAACGCGTTGGCCGCCTCTTGGGCAACCTTAGCAGCTTTCGCTGCTTTACCGGCATTTCTGCCGAATCGCGCCGCGCCCCACCTCATAACGAGGTCGGGAAATTGGGTTATAAGCTGTGGGATGTCGCGTGCTTCCCCTAAAGTGGCAGGCAGATTAATATGTGCCTTGCCGGGTTGCATGCGTCCAATCCAGCCAGTCGCTTCTTCCGAAAAGTTTGGAAGTCCGAACTGGCCCCGAGGATCCTCAATTGTGTACATGGCAATCCCCTGAACGGGGCAATGCTTGGCTATACGCCTCGCAATAGGGCCTTCCACATGAGTTCCCTCTAAACACGCAAATTGCGACTTCGATCGGTCAATCGATAAACCGTTATCGGTATCGAATTCACCAACCGTATCGCCGCATTTTACGCGTTCCCCACGGCTACCAAAAATCTCGTAGGTGTACTCACCCCCGGTCCAAAAGACCCGGGTGATACCCCCATCGATTCGCACTCGCGAATCAAGTTCACGATATCTGGTAGTCATGGCCACAGCTCCTCAATCAACACTCCACATTTGAGAGATGGTACCAACTAGGTATCAAGCGATCGCTCGCTTGGTGCGAGACCAACGTGG